CTGGGTTAGGGAATCCCACACGTCGCTCATCGGCTTCAACACGTTGAACAATGCGACTGGTGTGCCGATGGTGATGCCGTCCAGCGGGATGCGGTACAAGGGCATGTCGTAGGTGGTGCCCCCGTCCAACGGGCTGGTGGTGTTCACGGCGGGGTCGGTGGGCGTGTCCGTGGTGGGCGTGCCCCTGACCACCACCAGTTTCGCGCTCTCAACCGACTGCGAGCCCTTCGCATAGCGGCATACGATCAGGTCGTTGCGTTTCTGACCCTGCGACCCGTTGGTGACGATCAGGTCCTCGGGCGTGCCTTGGCTGACGTGACGGCCCTGCATGACGAGCTCGCCCGTGCCGATGGTCACCTTGTTCGCGCTGACTACCGTGATTTTGAACTTGTCGTGCACGTTCAGGACATAATCGTCCAAGCCGAGGATGCCGGCGTTCAATCCCGCCGCCTGCTCCGCTGTCGCGTGAGCCTTGCCCGCATGACCGGTGACGAGTTCAGCCATTCCGCTTGCCTCCGTTCTGCATCCAACTGTCGAAGCTGTTATCAAAGTCCTTGAGCTTGTTCACATAGTCCGCGTAATCCTGATCGCAAAACAGGTAGTCGTGGACCGTGCCGGATGAGTCCAACCGGTTGACGTTGTACCACGTCTTGATATCCGGATCGTCCAAGTCCTTGTACCATTTGTTTCTGCCGCAACGGTCGCATTGCATGACCGTCGCATTGTCGATACGCGCCATAATCGGCTCCTTACTGTTTACTCGGCCTCATAATCGACGGACATCACGCCGCCCGAGACCTTGACGATTTTCTTGCTGATAGTCGCGTTGACGGTGATGCCCGTGAGATTATCCCTTGCGGTCACGGTGTCGCCAACGTCGAACACGATGCCCGAATCCTCATGCACGGTGACCTTCACCTCACCCTCGGACTGCAGATCCTGTAGTTTCTCACAGGTCTTCTGGTTCAGTTCGGCGGTTTCGGCGTTGCTGTAGTCGTAGACCTGCGTTATCTCGTCCACGCCCCTGAGCGACTGGGTCTGGCTGACGTTGCCTTTCGCGTCCGCATACCAGTGGACGACCGTTCGACCGGCACCCTCGCCCTTGCCTAGGCCTATGAGATGATTCGGTTTCCTCCACGTGCGGGTCGCGTCGAAATCGATAAGGTCGCTGTCAATCGAGTCGCCGTAATGCGCGACCGGTTCGGCCCAGATGTTGACCTGGCCGGACGTATAGGCGAGCCTGAGTTTCAGTCCGTTGGCCGCGCACATCCTCCGCAAACCCGTATAGCAGTCCGTGTACCGGTCGAACTGGTATTGTTTGATGGTTGGATCGTCACTGCCGTCAGGCGGTACAACCGCGTCGAACACCGAATCCAACCCGACACGGCTGATGAGCAAGCCGATGACCGTGCTGGCCGTGCCGCTCACGGTGAGATAATCCCTGCCCCTATCCGGTTCAAGGATTTTGTTCGCGAGCACGCCGTGCCATGTGCGCCCCGAATAGGTGAGGGTGCTGACGCCGGACGTGAGCTGGTCTTCCATCGCATCCACCACGCCCCCGCATTCGCTGCCGTCGACGTAGATATAGGCACCCGCGTCGATGGTGGACGCGCCGCTCACGACAAGCTCGAAATCGTTTTCCTCCTTGCCCCACGCGCAATCCAGAGTGAAGTCGACGGCGGAACGGACATCGACGTGATTGGAATCGGTGATAATCAGATCCACCATGACGGCGTGCTCCTCTCCTGGATCACTGTCAAATCAAAGCCGAACCCGTTCCACTGCACCTGGTGTTCCCCGGCCGGCAACGGCTGGAAAATATAAGTGCCGCCGTTGAGGCCGCTGCCTCGTTCGCCCTTGTCGAACACGTTCGTGGTGTCGCCGTTTTCGGCGGTCATGACGATGCTTCGTTGCCCCTCCACGCTGTTGACGGTCACATACGAGCCCGAGGGGATGTCCACGTCGAGCGCGTACCGGTTGCCGCCGATGATGATGGCCGGCTGTGAGACCGGCCCGTAGACCACCAGTTCGAACGGCATCGGCGAGACGGCATCGTTCACGACCGAAGCGTTTCGTGTCGTCGGCAGGTAGTCGTGAGGGTAATCGTGCGGGTAATCAAGGTCGAGGCCCGGTTGCAGCGCAACCGACCAGAAATGCTGCACGTCGTCACGCTTGTGCCACAGGCCGTCAAGCAATGCGACCGTGAGCGCGTACTTCGCGGGGCCGGGCGGATCATAGGATGGTTCGATGCCGGTGATGAGCGCGGTCTGCGACCAGCCGTCCACGGTGAGCAGGCCGGCGTCGTCCTTGCTGCGGGATGACGCCACGGCCTTGACGTCCGCGTCGAACAGTTCGCTCGCCACGTCCAGCACGTTGAGGTCGGCGCATGTGGCCTCCAATTGGACGCTTGACGCGTTGAGGGAGGCGGAGTCAATGCCGTGCGCGGCCAACTCCACCTCCCACGCGTGCGTGCGCAGGCTCTCGATGCGTTTGACCATGAGACCGGCCGGGTCGATGAGATCAACGGCCCCAGCCGAAACGGCGCGGCTTGATCCTCCGCCTCGCCGGTAGGTCATCGACTGCATGACTGTCCTCCTGTTTTAGACGAGACCAAGCCTGCGCTTCTCTTCGCGGATGGTCATGGATGGCGTGTACTTGGCGATGGTCGGCCCCAAATCACCGTGCAATGCCTGCAGGTCGGAGCGCAGGCCGCGAAGCTCCACAAGCATCGACGCGAGGTCTGCGAGCCCATTCCCGGTTTCAGGCAATGGGGCGGAGCCCTCCACACCAATGGCGGAGCGCAACGTCATCGGCTGGAATGCCGACTGTGCGGCGGCCGTGACACCCTGCATCCGCTTCGCGATGTCACGCTGCAATGCGGGGGTGGCCTTGTCAATGCCCTCGCTGATGCCGGGCGGGATGTAGCGGCCGACTTCGTCGCGGAACACGCGGGACGGCGAATGGATGCCGAGCGCTTCCTTCGCCTTATCGACCAGTCCGGAAAGCGCGCCCTTGATCTTGTCGTACAATCCGCCGATGGCACCGCTGATGCCGTTCCACAGACCACTGATGAGCTGCGAGCCGGCGTTTTTGAGCAGCGAGCCAGCTCCGGCGAACACGCCCTTGATGGCGCTCACGATGCCCGACACCAAGCCGCCGACCGCTCCGGCCGCGTTGGAAAGAATCGATTTGAAACTGTTCCAAGCTCCCGACCAGTTGCCGTTGATGAGGTTGGTGACCATGCTGATGACACCGGAAATAACGCCGACCACGCCCTGGATTACGCCTTGTATGCCGTCGATGACACCCGACACATATGGGAGCATCGCCTGCACCGCAGGCAACAACGTACCGGTGATGAATCCGATGATTGCGCTCACTACCGAGCCGACCACGCTGATGATGCTCTGGATGACCGGCATCAGCTGTTGGATGATGCCTGTGATGCCCGAGACCGCATCGGTTATGACTGGCACGAGCTGTTGGATGAGCGGCGTGATGGCGGTGACCAGCTGGCTAACGAAATCCATGACCTGCTGGATTACCGGGACGAGCGCGGAGGCGAGCTGGCTGATGACTTGGCCTATCATCGACACGATCTGCGAGGCGACCGGCAGCAGCGCGGCGATGATGTCCGCCAACGGTGGCAGCAGGCTGGACACGAGCTGGCCGATGAGCGGCATGAGCGAGCTGAGCGCGTTCATGAGCGGTTCGATGATCGTCGGGATGAGCGGTGCCAGCGACTGGAGTATGTCGCCGAACACTGGGATGAGCTCCGCGACAGAAGCGGTGATCACCGGCATGACCTGTTTGAACATGTCCTGCAGGCTTTTGCCGAACGCATCGAACGTCGGCTTCATTCCCGCGATCGTGTTCTTGAACAGGTTGAACGCGCCGGTGACCTGCGTGCCGAAGGCGTTGCGCAGTTCCGGCACCGTGGCGATGAGCGTGCCCAACGCTGCGACGACGATGCCGATGGGTCCGCCCAACGCGCTCAACGGGCCGGACAATCCGCCGAGCACCCCGCCGAGCAACGGAATCTTGGACAGCAATGGTGCGATGCCGCCTGCTCCGAGGGCCATGAATGCAGCTATCAGAGGGGCGATGGCGCTCTGCACGGGTTTGAATATCTCGCCGAGCCCGTTGAATACGCTGCCGATGGCGTTGATCGCGTTCTGGAACGGTTCAGGCAGGAGCGTCACCAGATCCGAGAACAGGCTCGGGATGGCTTTGACGACGCTCTGGGCGATGACCTTCACGCGGGGCAGGATGTTCTTCAACGCAGTGCCGATGGAGTCGGCGAGCTGCTGGCTGAGAGCGCCCATGTCGGCGTTCTCGTTGCCCAGTCCGGCGAGCCAGTTCTGCCATGCGGCCTTCATCGAGTTCACGGACCCCTCGATGGTGGTCGCCGCCTCCTTGGCGGTCGTGCCGCTGATGCCGAGGCTCTTCTGCACTCGGCTGATGGCCTCGGTCACGTCGGCGAACGAATCGATGGAAAGGTCGTTGCCTTCCTTCATCACGCCCGGCAGCTTGTTCGCGTCGGCGATGAGCCGCTGCATTTCCGTCTTGGTGCCGCCGTAGCCGAGCTTGAGGTTGTCCAGCATCGCGTAATTGCCGCGAGCAAGCGACTGATACGTCTGTTGGATGGTCTGGATGTCGGTGCCCATCTTGTTGGCGTTGTCCGACATGTCGATGATGGCCTGATTGCCCATCTCTGCGGCCTTGGCGGTGTCCCCGCCAAGCGAACTGACCAACGAGGCCGCGAAGCTCGTGACCTGGTTCATATAGTCGTTCGCGCCGACGCCGGCCGTCTTGTACGCTTCGGCCGCGTACTTCTGCACAGTGCCGGAAGCGCCCTTGAACAGGGTGTCGACGCCGCCGACCGCCTGCTCCCACGTGGCATACGCGCCCAACGCCTGCTTGCCGGTGGCCACCAGCGTGCCGCCGATGGCTGCCACACCTGCTCCGATGGCGGCGACCGCTCCCGTGGCGAGGCCCTTGATATGGGCGACCGCGTTTTGGGCGAGGTTTTTGAACGAGTTGCCTGCGCTGGAGGCGAGGTTGCCGAGCGTGCTGCCGATTGCCCCGGCGGCGGTCTGTGCTCCGGCTGGGAGTTTGGACCATACGGCTCCGGCGGCGGTGGCGATGTTGCCGAAGTAGTTCTTGGCTACGTTGGCTACTGGTGCGAGTTTCTGCCCTACTTTTCCTGCGGCATCTCCGATGGCGGAGCCGATTTTGCCGCCGAATGAGCGGATGGGTGCGGTCCAAGTAGCGACTGCCGTTTTGATGGTGTTGCCGGTTCTGCTTCCCCAGTCGCGAATCGGTTGCGTCCATGCCGTGATTGCCGCGCCGATTGGTTTGGCGATGCCTGACACGGTGGCTGCGATGCTGCCGCCCCAGGCTTTGAGGGTTTGCTGGGCGGCGCTGATGGCTCCCTTGAGTCCGGTTTGGATTTTCGCGCCGACCTGCACGGCGAAACCGCTCAATGAGGATACGGCCTTGTTCGCGAATCCGGCTATCTTGGAGCCGAGCGGTTTCCAAATGGCGTCTACGCCGAGCAGGCTACGCACGAGGCTGCCGAGCGCTCCAGAGAGTCCGGTGAAGGTGGATTGGCCCCGGCTGATGCTCGAGAATCCAGCCGAGAACGAGCTTGCCATCGTCTTCATGGAACCGGATACGGTGTTGGTGCCCTTGGCGAGTTCGTCCTCGGCGGCCTTGAGCGCCTTCTTCGCGTCCGCGAGCCGTTCGGCGGCGTCGTTGGACTTGTCGAGAGCGGTGGCCTGACGCAACTGGGCTTTTTCGAGATTGATGGAGGCGGTCTGCGCCTGAGTCGAATCCGACCCGTATCTGGCGATGGCCGAGTTGAGCCTCTCCTGCGCCTGCTGCACGTTGACCGTGGCCTGACGGTAGTTCAGGAGCGCGGCGCTGGCCTTGGAGGACGCCTGCGCCGCGTCACGCTTCAACGGTTTCAGCACATCGTCGGCGACGCCCCGGGCACTCGAACCGAATGCCTTTTTGAAGCTGCCGCCGAACGATTTGCCGATTTTCGAACCGTTGCCGAACGCCTGGGAGAAACGGTTGGAACCGGACTTGCCGGCCCCCCGCATCTCCTTGTCGACCGCGCTGCGGAAGCCCTTCATCGAGGGGAATATCGACACGTGGCCGGTTCCCACTTCCGATCCGAAAGCCATAAGGCGACTCCCCTCTTAGTTGATGGTTGTTTATCCGAAGAGCTTGCTCATATGCGTTTCGGCCTCGTGGATCTCCTCGGCGGTGGGCTCGTCCGTTTCGGGTTCGCCGTCCACGTCGCCGAGCAGCGTGGAAGCGCCGAGGAACTGCAATACGGTGATGTCGGTGGCGCTCATGGGGAACATGAGGCCGATGAGCGAGGCTCCCGTGTAGGAGGACGGGTCGCCGCACAGCGCCGTGTACAGGTCGATGGCGTCACGGTAGGGGAGACGCCGGCCGAGATCGTGTTCGATGCTCCACCCGAATCGGGCGAAGTCCGCTCGGACCTTTACTCCGTCATCGGAGTTGAGGATTCGGCAGAAGTCGGCGATTTTCCCAGTTCGACGCCCTGTGATTTGGCGAGCGTCTCCCCGTAGTCCTGGATGAGGTTGAACGCGACCTGCATGGGTTCGTGTTCGAGTCGTTCGGCCTGCTCGTCGCCGGCGAAAACGGTGAGGATGCGTTTGACCTGTTCGAGGCTTTCCGTGTCGGTCTGTGTGTTCGACAGGGCCTCGAAGTCGGCGATGGAAAGATAGAGGGGCAGTTTGTAGACGGTGCCGCCGGGTGTCAGTGCCCAGTATTCGTTGTTCTTGATGATGTGTCGCACCTTGACCTGGTTGGCGACCTCGGCGAGGGCCTCGGCCTCCCTGGTCTCGTCCCAATCCTCGAATTCAGCGATCGAGGGTGCCGTGTTCTGCTGCTTTGCCATGATGGTTCTCCTGTCATACGTGTTTCTCCTGTCGTTGGTGTTGGGGCTCCCCGCATGCCGACAGGAGAGAGGTCATGCGGGGAGGGAATCGTTGTCAGACCGCCGCGTAGGACTGCAGGTAGCGGCTGTTGCCGCCGTCTACGGCGGGATCGAGCTGCCATGTGGCGGTCAGCGAGAGGCCGGACACCTCGCCGCGCGTATCCTGCGCCGGCTCGTTGCCGGTGATCTGGATGACGCCGAGACGACGGCGTTTGCGGCCGGACTTGTAGATGGTCTCCTGATAGGCGAACCATTTGGTGTCCTGGATGATGTCCTTGACGTGGTAGACGCCGGTTTCATCGGGCCTGCCGATGGTCATGAGGCGGGTGAGGTCGTTGTCCTCGGCGGCGGTGAACGCGAGCGTCAGCGTCGGGTCGGCGTTGAGCGTGTAGCCCGGCTGGTGGAATTCGGTGGCGTCGTCGCCGTCGCGGGAGTCCTGCGGTGCTCCGTCGCTGGTGATGAGGCCAACTGTGGCGGAGGAGGAGCCGAACACGTCGCCGAGTTCGGTGATCGGGTCCGCCACGCTGGGCGCGATCTGCGAGGCGGTCAGCGTCTTGCCTGCCACATAGGGGGCGACGATGATCTTCGACGTGAGTACGTTCTTGACGGCATTAAGGTCGTTGCCCTGGTTGTCTGCTGTCATTCCATGTCCTTTCAAACGAAAAGACCCTACACATTGTGTAGGGCCTAGGAAAACGGTTAAGGGATTGGTTAGTGTTCGCCGACCGTCGAATATTCGACGATCAGGTAGTAGTGCGCGGTGTCGGAATCGTCGGACACCGGGTATGGGCCGTTGCACGAGGAATCATCCACGGAAACGATTGGCGAGCCCTTGGCGAGGGCGATGGCCGGATGTTCGGTGAGCGTCGCGTAGACGCGACGGGCGAGAGTCTTGCACGGCTTCTCATCCTGACGGCTCCATCCGTACACGTTCACGCCAATCGAACGGTCGAAATGGCCGAGCCCGTCCGCGTTGCCGCCATCGTCCCGGACGGTGACGAGCGGATACGCGCCCTGATAGTCGGGAGGCTTCTTGCTGCCCACCTGCAAACCATCCACATCGGTGATATGAGTGCGCAGGTAATCACAGAGGAAAGCCTCCATGTCGGGAGGCAGTATCAATGTCATGTCTTCGCCGCCTTCAACGCCTTGCGGAGATTGCCGGTCTTGGATTCGACCAGCATGGTCTTCGGATCATGGCCGACCACCATGAAGGTGGTGCGGTGCGCGCGTTGGACGGCCTCGACCTGCAGGCCGTCGCGGTAGGCTCCCGTATCCACGGGCGCGTTGGCCTTGGCCACGCCGAGCGCCTTCTCGGCGGCACCTCGGGTCAGGGCCCTGACGCCGGCCGAGTTGAGCATCTGGTCGAAGAACGAGTCGTTGAAATGCACTTTGATCTGTCCGCTTCCGGCCATCGGCTACCCCTTCCACTCGGTGAGCTGGACTTCCAGCGTGGGCTGCCAGCCGGTGAACGCGTTCACGTCACGGCTGGGGAAGCCGGACACCTCCCACATGCGGCCGTCCGCCGGTTCGGGTCGGATACGGTCACCAAGCCGGATATCCGCATTCGGGTCGGCGACGGTGAGCACCGCCGTGGAGGTGGTCTGCACGTCCAACACATCGGGCGTGCGAGTCGAAGTGCTCGATGCCAGGGCACCATGCACTTCCAATTCGACAGGATGCTTCCAATCCTCCGTGGTCTGCGCGGGATTGTACGGGTCGGCTTTACGCGAGGCGCGCAGACGAACGAACCGTGTGGCCGCAGGCAGGCCGGAGGCATTGATGTCATCGATGATGCTCACGGCAGCGCTCCTAGCTTGTACCGGTCGAGTTTCGCCAGCTCGTCGGCCATCAACGACACGTTGTAGGTGACGCTGCTGCCGTTTACCGACTGGGATTGGATGACGCCGGCGGAGGCCATGCTCGCACGCTTCGCGGCGTTGATGAGCACGCCCATCACGTCCGGCACCTCATCCGGCGTATAGCCGGCGTGGATGCGGTAGCGTATCGCGGCCACGCCGGCCGGGAAAACGCCGGCGGTGCATTCTACCAAACCCGTGGTGGGGTCGTAGGCGTAGTGCAGCCGGTTGCCGGCGCTGTCGGTCAGCTCGTCGACGGAGGTGACATGGCGTGCGGGGAGACGAATCACCTTGCCTCCCCGCGAATTGGCTACGCCCGACAGTTCGATGTTCGGCGTGATATGCCAGCCGCACGTGCGGCGGATGGCCGCCTGCGCCGCCTTCAGCCAGAACTCGCCGTCAGCGTCGAAGCCTGACGGGTCGGTGATGATGTCGGGAATGGTTTCATCGGCCATCGTTCGCCTCCAGTCGATTCACGTTAGGCCACGGTGAAGGCGTGCGACTTGTCGTCGGTGCCGACCCAAGTGCCGCCGGTGATGGCATTGTCGGAGTTCTTGGTCAGGGAAATCGACTTCACGCCCACGCCGGCGGCACCGGGAGCACCATTCTTGCCGGCTGGCCCCGGATCGCCATTGCCGCCTTTCGCGCCGGCCGGAATGCCAAGCGTGAGCACGCCATCCGCGAGCGTCGCGGTGGGAGCCGCGCCGGCGGCGAGGGCCACGGCCGTCACCGAGGTGATGGCCGCACCGTTCGCCTTGGTCAGGTCGATGGGATTGCCGGCGGCGTCGACCACGACCACCGGCTGCGGATACGTGCTGCCATCACCGGTATCGACCCCGGTCTGCAGCACCTTGGTTGCGTCACTCATCGGCGGTCACCTCACTTGGCCTTCTTGCCGAGGGCGACGGACACGAACGCCTTCGGGTACTTGACCTGCAGGCCGAGGCGTTCGCGCACGCGGAACGTGATGAGATCGTTCGTGAAATCATCGGAATGCGAGTTGGTGGACTCGGCGCGCAGACCGCCCTTACGGATGACCGCGCCGCCGAGCTTGAACGCGCCGACCAGAGCGGTGCCCTGGGCGATGGCCTCGGTGACCACGGTCTTGAGGCCCCACAGCGGCGGATCCTGCATGATGGTGCCGTTGCCGTACTGGCCGTTGAAGTAGCCGCCGCCGTAGTACTGGCCGTTCGCGTCCTTGGAGAGGCGGATGGTCTCGTAGTCGGCGGGGTTGATGACCAGCGCGTCCGCGCGGAAACCGGTGGCCAGCGCGATCTTGGTGCGGGCCTTGAAGATGCGGTCCGGGTCGGAGTCGGTGTCCTGCACCATCTTCTGGATGTCGCGGGAGAGCAGACCCTTGATGTTCGCATCGGAGCCGTTGCCGGACAGCAGCTGGGTCTCTTCCAGCAGCTGCAGGTTGTAGCGGGCGTGGTTGTTGATTTCGGAGACGATGTAGGAGAGGTCTTCGGCCATGTTGTCGGTGACCTTCCACCAGGCGGCGACCTCCTTGAGGCTGTCGGACTCCCAGCGGGGGGCCGGCAGATGGGTCTGCGGCTTGGCACCGCCCTCGCCCACGGTTCCAGCGCCGCCCTCGAGCGCGCCATAGACGGGGTATTCCACGGTGTTGGCGTTGCCGCTCAGGGTGACGGAGCCGAACAGGTCGGCGACCACGAGCGGACGCTCGTAAGGCCACACGCCGTTCATGTCGATCTGGGTGACGACCGGCTGGTATCCGGTGCCAGCCGTGCCGGTGCCCGCCACGTGCATGTCGGTCGCGGCCTTGAACTCGCTGGAAGCGAACGGGTGCGCCTTGGTGCCGATGACGGTCATGCCGGCCTTCTTCAGCTCCTGCGCGTACAAGTCGCCCAGCGTCTTGGCGGCGGGAGCCGTCTTGGCCTCGGGCTTCACATCGTCCACGTTCAGGTCGTTCACGCCCTTGAACAGGTCGACGCGCTCCTGAAGACGCTTGGCCTCCTCGAAGCGGTTCTTCAGTTCGGTCGCCTCATCATCGGTGAGGTTCTCCATGCCCTTGTCGTACAGGGCCTTGACCGCCTTCTTCTCGGCGGCCAGCTTCTCCATGTAACCCATGGATCATCCTTTCTATTGGTTGTTTGCCAGCGAGAGGAAGTCGCTGATTTCCTTGGCCCACTGCGGGTCAAAACTCTTTTTCGCCTTGCCGTCGTCCGGCTCGGGCTTGTCCGAATCGTCCGGCGTATCGTCGTCCGGCTCGTCATCGGGTTTGGAATCGTCCGGCTCGTCGTCGGGGGTTTCGGTGATGGAATCAAGCAGTTCGCCCAATGCCTCGTAGGCCGTGCGAATCTTGTCCTCGTTCGCCTTGCTTATGGCCCGGCCGGCCTTGACCTCGAGCACCTCGGCCCCCTGATTGGCGGCGACCTGCACGAGACTGATCTCAAATAGTTTGAGCTGGCGAATCTCCCGGTAGCCGTCCCAAGGGCTCTTCGCCTCCTCGCTTTCGACCCACGCGGTCTTCTCGGCGATGAAACCGATGCTCATCTGGTGGATGAGGCCACGCTTGAGCAGGTCGTAGGCTCGCTTGCCCTCCGCGATGTCGGTGTCGAGCTTCGCAGTGATGAGCAGGCCATGCTCGTCCTCCACGGCGCTCAACGTCTCCCCGATCACATCGTTCGGAGAGCCGTCCTTGTGCTGCCAGTGAATCGGAATGCCCGCGCCGCCCGCCTTGAAGTCAGCGGATAAGGTCTTCTCGAAGGCACCCTTGACGATCACATCGTCGTACAGGTCTTTCTCCCACGTGCTCGCGTAGCCGGAGAACACTCCTCCGCCGCTGTTGTCGGTGGCCTTGAGCTCCTTGAGCTCGTAGCCGAGATAATCAAGACTCATCTGAGGTTTCTCCCTTCGTCATCGAGTCCCATGACGCGCGGAAACCGGCGTCATACGTGTAGAGGCGTTTGAATTCGGCGAGCATCTGCTTGCCGTTCGGACTCGCGCCCTGCTGCGCGTTCTGCGTCTGTCCGCCGTCCTGCGGGCTGGGCTGACCGCCCTCGCTCACGTTGAGCGGGGTTATCAACTGGTCGCCGCCCGGCAGTTTCGGCCGGTCGAGCAGTTCGCGCGCCTCGTCGGTGGTCATGAACGGACGGCCGGTGGCGGTGGAGAGCGCCTGATACTGGGTCTCCATCGTGCCGCGCAGCTTCGCGTCCAAATTCGCCTTGATGTAGCAGTCCGGTTCGCCCACCGCCTCGGGCAGCGTGAGGTTCAACGCCTCCTCGAACGCCACCAGATACGGCAGCAATTCCACGTTCCACAGCTTTTCCTTGTATGCGGCGATGTTGCTGTTGGTGCCGGTGCGGAAGCCGATGTTTTCTGGGCTGATTTGGAATGCGAGGCACACCTGTTCGTTGATTTTTTCGCGTGCCTCCAAGTCGGCCATGTCCACCGGTTTGAACAGGTTGTCGACGGTGCGGATCTCCATGCCGTCTTTGAATACCGGCCATGTGCCGGCCATGCCGCCGCCTGCAACGTAGTTGCGCAGGCCTTGGGTGAAATCGTCGTAGTCGGCCTGTGACTCCCAGGGCATTTCCTTGGGCCGGTACACGTAGGCGGGTATCTGGTAGCCGTTTTCGGCTATCGATTTGCGGTATTTCGCCATCACCCTTGCCTCCGCGAGCAAGGGGCGCAGCACGTCGGTGATCGGGTCGCCGAGGTTCAGGCCGTCGATGTAGCCGATGTCGAGCACGATTCGCGGATCCGGCAGCCGATAGGTGCCGCCCTTGTTCTCGGCGACGCTGCTGATGGTCACACCTGTCAGCTCGCCGAAACCGTTCGCCGTGAGACTGTATCCGTCCGGGGGGATGCGGCGCAGCGTATTCCCGTCACCCGCACGATTGCTGCCGAGCGTGCACAACCACCTGTCCTCGAGCAGCATGTCACGGATGAGAGTCGCGTAAAACCTATAGCGGCTCATGCCCGGCAAATCGCTCGGATGGCGGATGAGCTTGGCCAGTGCGCCGTCGCGCACCTCTTCCGCGTCACCGTCCGCGTTCTTCCGATACACCTTGAGCGGCAGGGAGGCGAGTTGGCGGCTGATGAAGTCCACGACAACGCGGACCGCGTATTCGCGACAGTACATGCCGTTCGCATAGCCGGCGAATTCGGCGTCGGTGGGCCAGCTGATGGCCTCGGGCATCGAATCCATGATGGTCGGTGTCTCCGGTTCAGCGTTCTTCATCGCCAGCACGGCCGGGCCGTGCAGCAGATTGTTCAGAAATCCCATCCACGGCTCCTTCGGAAGATGGCTAGAATGTGACTCGCACGTTGTGCGAGGGCTCGTATTTCGGTTTCTCTGGCTCGCCGCTCATCGTCTCGAGCGCATACAAGGCCTGACTTTCGGCGATGAGGCCGGAAATATGCATCGCGCTCTGGTTCCGGTCCCACACCTCGACCTCACCCAATCGGCGGGTCACGGCCACACCCACCTGCTGTTCGATGGCCGGCTGAGGGAGATGACGGAGCTTGTTTTCCTTCACCCGGTCGCGGAAACGGCCGGTCGCGGCCCCCAAGCGGAAGCCCTCGATGAGGTGCACCGTCCAACCGGCCTCCGCGAGCGGATCCGCGCAGTCCACCGCCGGGCAGCCCTTGGACTGCACGGCGATTTCATGGATGTTCGGCCATGCCTCGCGAAGCAGCTTCAAGTACTTCGGCACCCAGAGCATGCCGTCACGGCGCACGATCAGTTCGACGTGCGGCAGGCCATCCTCGCGGTAGCCTGCGGCGGCGATATACGTGGTCTCTCTATCGGCGGAAGTATCCACGGAAAGCACCACGCGCCCGTCATCGGGGATACAGGACTTCGGGTCGATGCCGCGCTTCCACAGCTTCGGATTGATGTACGGCGTGATGTCCGCCGTCACCCACTGGCACAAGACCTCGGTGCGATACGCGGCCTCGGTCATGCCGTTGATGTCAGCCGAGATGCTACGAAAAGTCATCGGCCCATAACCCATGGAGGGGTTCGCCTGACGGATACCGTCAAGGTCATCCAGCTCGCATTTATCCGGAGCCGACCACTCGAAATACCCATAGGATGGGTCGTGCTCCTCGGCCCATTCGTCCGGCGACTGCTTGCCGGTTTCAACCGAAGCGTTCCACGAATCCGCCAGGGCACGTCCCTCGTCGACGACTCGGCGCAGCACGACGCTGCGATAGTCGCCCGCGTTCGAGATACCCCACAACTGACTGGACCAGATGGCCTTCGTGGTCTGACTGACCGCGTTCCAGCCATCGTCGGTGTGCTGCTCTCGCAACTCGTCGAACACGACGCGGCTGGCGCTCTTGGAACGGATGTTCTTGTCGGCGCGCACGATGTACTGCGCCTTGTTCCGGCAGATGATCGCTTCCTCGCCGTGCGAATTGTTGACGCGCTGCACACGTTTTTGCAAAACCGGAACCGCAAGCGCGGCCTCGCCCTCGGAAGCCGGATTCGGATTACACCAGTTCAATACGGCCTGATATGGGGCGCGCGCGTTATCCAACGTCTGCGCGGCACCGACCACGAGAAACTTCCACGCCGGCGACAACTCCGGATGGCGAGCGGAGTCGACGAACAGCCACCACGCGCACAGTACGCTCATGAGCGTGGTCTTGCCGTTCTGGCGCGCGACCTCGGTGACAACTCGGCGGAACCGGTATGAGCCGTCCGGCAGAAGCTCAAGCCCGTGGATCAGCAGCCATTTCTGCCACGGGAAAAGATGCACGTGGAGAAACTTTTCGGCGAACTCGATGACCGCGTAGCCGTTTGATGTTTCCGGCGTCAGTTCGCGCAGCGGGGGAGTGAATATGCGGGGAGTGGTGATGCCGTGGGCATCGTCGTTGATTTCACCGATGCCCATGACGCCTCCCGTTTAGCTGATTTTCGCCAGATACTCCTCAAGCTCATCCGTCACCGGAGTCGCCTCGGGCTTGGCGGCCTTGCCCCTCGCCGGTTTCGCCGGCTTCTCCTCCTCGGGAACCAGTCCGAGAGCCGCGCAATATTTCAGGAACGTCGGCAGCGAGGTATTGTCGTTCTGCGGCACAGCCGGACGGGTACCCTTTCCCTTCGCTTCGGCGTCCGATATGGCCTGTTCCGCCAATTCGTCCCAATGGTCGATTTTCCATGCAAGGGCCCGGGCGGCGGCGACCGTGGCTGCGTCCTTCGCGCGCAGATGCTTGGCGTTGCGCAGCGAACGCTCCAATGCGTCGGCCACCGAATATTTTTCGGAGGGAGAGGAAGAGCGGCCATGCGGGTCGTGTCCCGCCCGTGGCCGGTTTTGGGATTCTACCGCCCCTCCCGGCGGTCAGGCGTTGAATGCGCCGATGAATGCGTCGATGAATGCGTTGACTCCGTTGGTGAGTCGTCTGGTGAATGCTTGACCGTCGACCTTGGGTATGACGGTGGTGCGTCCGTCTTCTGAGACTGTTGGTTCGAGGTTGATTGGCAGGTCCGCTTCGATTTCGCCTAGGTCGTAGTCGGTGTTGCTGTTGGCTAGGCTGGCGCTGATGTGGAGCACGATGGGATAGGTTGCTTCGCGGACCGTTTCGCCGTTGAATGTCTTGACTGGTTCGTCGATGTCCATGAGCGTTGGGCCTCCTATGCTGTCTGGATCCATTGGCGTGAGAGTGTGCCGATTGGTGTGGCTGGGTCTTTGTTGCCGCGCAGGTTGTTGCATTGTGTGTGTGATGGGCGGAAGCCTGCGGGGTCGTGTTGCAGGTCTGGTCGTTTGGTGACGGGGTAGAAGTGGTCGAGGTTGTAGCTGTCGTCTGTGGTGTTCTGCGCCACGTCGTAGTCGATGGGCATGCCGCACAGCCAGCATGGACGGTGTTCTGCTTTGCATTCGAGGAAGAATTTTTTGCGGTCTTTTTCGAATTGGCGTCCGCCTTTGCGGACTTGGCGACTGTAGCTGACCATGTTGCAGTCACCCCGCAATCATTGGAGAATAGGTGTCCCTCGCCTCGGATTCGAACCGAGACTGTATCGGACTTGAATCGGATGCCTCTGCTGGTTGGGCTAGCGAGGGGTTGAAATATCAGGAGTTTTCGGCGTGTTTTGTTGTGCTCTCCTTGCATATCTATAGTAGTTGTGTTACTGTAGATATATCAGCAGAAAGGAGGTATCCGATGAGCCCAAAGGATTGGTTTGATGTCATCAACGGCATCATCGCCAACGTCATCGCCGCAGCCGCGCTAGCCATCGCAGTCAAGCGAAGACCGAAGCACAAGAAGTAAAAAAGGTTCCGGCTAGACCTATTAGCCGGAACCTCCCGCCAATCCTATCCCATCGGAGAACGCATCATGAGAACATCACTGATCTTCGGAATCGTCGCCGTGGTATTCGGTGCCGTGGCCTTGGTCGGCGCACTGTCCAGCAGCCCGATAGTATCGGGCGGCTTCGGTCTCGCGGCCGGAATCATGGGTCTCGCGGCCGGAATCATCAACGGCAAGGACGGCGACAATGGCGACTGAATATCTCGGCGTCAAACAGGTCGCAGAACGCCTTGGCATCACCAGTGGCGGCTTGCTCAACCTCAAGCTCCCTGAGCCCGACGCCACGATAGGGCGCACGCGCGGCTGGTTGCCTGAGACCATCGATGAATGGAACGCTCAACGTCCGGGACGTGGTGTCGGAGGGGGGAGACCACGCAAAAACAAAGCATAGATACGCGAAAACCCAGCCACATGAGCTGGGTTTTTCGACACTTCTGCCACTGCAATTGTGTGTGACAAACAATCATTTGTCAAGCTGGCCGGCGATGACCTGCCGATACACATCACTGTAGGGGATCCCCTGCGGGGTGCGTGAGACTTGGCCTCGCTCCACCCACTTGCGTACCCGCGACGCCTTGAGGGTTATTCCGGCGTCGGTGAATGCCTTGGCGATGTCCGCCGCAGACCCGCGCCTGGAATCATCCCAACACAACGTCTTGAGCCTACGCAGTTTGACGGTCTGCGCTCGCTGCTCGCGACCACACAACGGGCATATCACCCACTGGTCATTTTGGCCAGCGGTGAGCATCGTATTGCACAACTCGCAGGTACCTATCTCGCGGCGTTGCTCCGGCGGGTCCAGCGCAGTATCAACCTTGCGGGCGATGTCGTTGATGATGTGCATGTAGAAGCCGGCATCCGCGAACGTGGCAAGGCGTGCATGACCGGCGCATGCGATGAGCGTGGCCTTCAGATCCTCGTTGCGTTTGTCTTTGCGCCAGTCCAAGGCGTCGATGCCGTCGAGGCAACGCCATAGTTCACGGGCCGTGGCGTCGAGCATGTCGATGAGGTCGAGCACATCGAGCCTGATTGGAGTCGGGGGAGTGGCGGTCTGGATTCGCGTGGGCGAATGCCCGCCCGGATGCAGGGTCGCGTCCAACGAGTCATGCAACGGCGTGACGTCGCGCGCCAGTCGCAGGAGCGTGCCGGCGAAACGCAGTTCGCACGTCTCGCACAGTGAATATCCCCCTTCGGTTATCGTTTTGCAGTTCTGGCAGTTCACGTTGGCCCCTTCCGGCTGGTCGGCTAGAATAATGTTTGCTTCTCATCGCCCTGGCCGACCATGGTTGGGGCTTTCTCGTATTTGAGCCGGCTGTATGGCATGTTCCATATGCGTTTGAATTCGGCTATCTCCTGCTTCGACAGTTTCGGCCCGCCCCATGGCTTGCCTGGCGGGCGTTCCCGTTTCGGCGGTTTGAACGGTTTGACGCTTATCCGGGCGAGATGACACATGTGCATGGCCAGATACTGGCCGTCCGGTCTGATGCCTGCATCTCCGCAGGTGCTACGGAGCAGCGGGTGGCCGACGGAGGGAAGCCACGTGACGCAGGTCAACGGCCGGCCGAGGATTATCGCCACGGTCAGGTCGTCACCCGCCACACACCCGTAATCCCACGACTCCCACACGGTTTCCCGATCCTCGATGACGTACAGGCCGCACCCCTCGCAGACGGTGACAACGAGGGGACTCGTTTTCGGGATGAACGCGCGAAGCCATGCTGGTTTGCGTTCACGGGCGCGTGGCCTGCTCACTCCTCCATTGCCTTTCTTCTTGCCGCGTCGAACGCGATTCTGATGATGTTCTCCAACCACGCGCCGGGGAGCGTGATGAACTTTCGGGTTTCGGCCATGGCGGCGGCAATCTCCTCTTCGGTGATTCCGCGTGACGCTCCGGCCTTGTATCCTCGTCCCCACGCCCACTGCAGGCCACTGTCGACGTACGACGGGTCACGCTGCTTCTGCGCCTCGATTTCACTGCTGATGATGCTCATTCGTTTCCTCCGTTTCGTTGTTGATTGCAGTTTCGATTCGTATGCACAGGTCGAGCGCTTCCCGCCAGCCGGCCTGGTAGCCGAGCACATACGCCTCTGCCGGCGACTCGCTGCCCAATCCCGCTGAGGCCAGTGCGCTGAGCGCCCGTTGAATCACGTCAATCGGTCCGGCCATGGGTCAGTCCTCCCATTTGATGTCCTGGATTTCATGCAGCACCGCTTCGCAGGCGGTGATGAGTACGCTGAGCATACGGCGGCCGTGATGTCCTCTCCGGTCAAGGTTGAACAGGACGGGATGGCCTTGACTCCACTGGTCGATGCCGATGGAGGCGATTGGGATGGTTTCGACCAGATTGGTGTCAGCATCCTCACAGCGGTATTGGATGGTGACGGATTCTTTCATGCTTCCTCGCTTTCAGTCGTGTAACAGTTCGCGTCGAGCCAGTCGGCGATGACGCGGAAGTCCTTGGCCCATTGGATGCGGTTTTCCCGCTCCCGCTCGTCCTTGGGAGCTGGTTTCGGCTCATTGAGGTTGAGTAGTCCGTATTCGGGTTTCTTCAGATAGTGGCAGCGGGCGCGTCCGCGTCCCTTGCCGGCTTGCTTGTAGTTGATGAGCTGGAGTATGTGCAGCATCTCCAACGCCTTGGTCGGATCGAAGTTCGGGGTCTCAGAATCCGCATCGAAGCGCTTTCGAAGCTCGGGCGTGGTTCCCTCTCCATTGCCAAGCTCCCATGCGGTCGCTTCGATCTGCTCCCTGAATGTGAGTGCCATCTTCCGGTCTCCTTTCTGACGTTTTCTTGATTGGGAACAACTAGTGTCGTTGACGTGCTTTTTTTGCTGTTCCGGAGGGCCGAGTCGCAGTTGTTCCCGCACCCACCCACACACGTAGTGTGGGTGGGGAGTGCTGGGAACAGCTGGACATCGCTACTCCAGTTGTTCCCGGAACAACTCGGAACAACTGGGAACAACGGGAACAACTAGATTTCGAGATGGTTTTCGTCTTCCAATTCGCTCGCCTCCTCCCTGCTCATCCGGTCCACGAAAGCGTCCGATTTCGGGTCGTCCATCTGCCGGTATGGTCTGACGCTGGCGTAGATGTTCCGGTTGTTTCGTCCGGAGCGGTTGCTGATCCACTCGCCCTCGAGCAGCCGGTTGATGGCGGTGAGCACGGTGGTCTTCCGGGCGCTTGACCCGTCGTCCTTCAATAGTTCGATGATCTCGGTCTGGTTCGGCTCCTCGGGCGCGTTCTCGACGATCCGGCTGATCTTCTCCATGAGCCCGGTGGGTCGTTCGAGGCCGCGCTGTCGCGTGGTTTCATCGCTGGGCATCATGTTGGGGCGTGCGATGGTGACGCGCATGAGTTTCGGATCCGTGCTGTTGATTTCGATGCGTGCGGCTTCGCGCAGGTGGCTGCCGTTGCTGCTCCAGCTGACGGCGCAATGCTCCTCGATCTCGCTGATGCGGTCCTTGCCTGATTTGATGACGATGGTGCCGCGCACGCCCTTGCCGACTGGTTTGGTCATGTCCACCGAGTAGCTGATGCCGTCGATGAGTGCGAGTTTCTGCATGCTGCCGCCGGCGTAGCGGCCCCGGTTGTCCTTGCTTTTGACGACGTGGTCGATGAGTACGACCGCTGGCCCGCATGCCGAGATGAGTCGGGGCATGGTGTTGTACCAGGTTGCGATGTCGTCGCCGCTGTTGCTGTCGAGGCCCGCGTAGGCGAGGCAGCTGGTGACGCCGTCGATGATGGCGAGCGTGGCGGTATCGGCGTAGTCGAGGGTTTCGCGCCAGCCGCCGAGGCTGGTGGGGCTGCTGGGCTTCGCGGACGGGCGCACGTAGTGCAGGTGACCGATGATCTGTTCGCCGGATACGCCGAGCAGCAGGAGGCGTTTGACCACGTTGCGTGCGGAATCCTCGTAGTCGATGTAGATGACGTCACGGTCTGCCTTCAATTCCTGCGCGGTGGCGATTTGGGCGATCATGCTTTTGCCGCAGCCGGGTTCGCCGTGCAGGTCGTTGACCGCGCCCCTATAGAAGAGGCCTTGGCCGTCCTCTCGTTGGAACACGGTGGGCGTGGGCGGCAGTTCAATGCCGGAAGCGAGCTGGGTGAGGTCTTCGAACTGCCAGCTGGAGGAGGCGTTTTTACTTGCCTCGTGACTTTCCATTGAACCGTTTTGAACCGATGCGACGGGTGTTGAACCGGCTTGAACCGGCATTGTTCCAGTGTTTTGAACTGCTTCCGGGTGACTTTCCTCCATTTGACTCGCAGCCGCGTTTTGGGTGAGTTCGTCGAACTCGCCGGGCGTCATGCGTTCGATTTTCGACTGCTCGCACGGATCCACATGCGATTGCACGCCGTTGACCTTCTCCATCGCGCCACTGAGAATGCTGGCCCATTCGCGTGCCGCCTCACGCTCCTTGCCTTGACGGTCGGGGGCCACCTCGGCGATGAACCGTGGCTTCAATTGGTTGATGGCGTCGAGAGCCCCCCGGTGTCCCTCCTGCGCGAAGTTAACCAACGCCCAGACGGCCTGCAGCGTGGTGTCATGCCTTGAGCCTTTGCTTGCCGGGTTGGCGAGCGTCTTGTTGAGGAACGTGTTGACCGCCTTGCACATGCGGTCGTCGTATCCCCTCGGATTAGAGGCGATTGGAGTGGTCGACGGGTTTGAATGTGTCAGGTTCGCCATGCTGTCGGGTTTGCGCAGGTAGTCCACCCACTTCCATGGCAGGGTCGCCAGATCGCTGATGCGGGGGAGCGTGCTGGCAACCCTGCCGCTGGGCGTGTACCAGCAGTACATTTCGCCACTCGGGTGGATCGACGGCCAGACCACGGAATACCGGTGGCCGGGTTGCAGGATGTCGACGCCCTCGATGGCGCCGCCCTTCCACGCGAGGCCTTCGGGCACCTTGTAGAACAGGTGGCGTGCCGGACTGTCGATGCCGTGCGCCGTGCTGCTCCACGTGGCCGGAAGCATGCCCAGTTCCTGAGAGAGTTCGCTGATGCCTTTCGCCCCGTCCGCCTTGACCTGATGGCCTTGTGCGGCGTCGATGTCCAACACCAATACGCCTTCGGGGATGACGATTCCCGTGTTCGCGTCCGGGGTCGCCTGCGACCAGACCTGTACTTGTTCGTCGGTGACGGGTTTGCGGCTGCGTCCAGTGAAACCGCTGGGTGGTGGGGTCTTGCGGCCTTCCGGCAGGGGGATGACCTGCATCCAGCCAGCCGCACGGTACAGGGGTGCGGCTGCCGTGTATCCGTAGATGTCGGTCATCTTCGAAACTCCCTTTGACGTAGTGTGAAAATGTGTGTGGTGCCGTGCCCGTCGTAGCAACAGGGCCGGCCGCTTGGATACGGCTACGGCGGTCGGGACTGGGCTCAGTCCTTGTCGGAATCCTTGCTCTTGTGCCAGCCCAGGAGCACGAGCCTCACGCTCATGAGCTGGAGGCTTTCCGAATCGACGTCACGGAAACCGACCTGATCGGAGGCGAGGGAATCCATGTCCTTCACCAGTTCGACCTATTGGTTCTGCAGATGTTTCAGCAGTTCGTCCATTAGAATTCACCTGTTTCCGGCATCTGTTCGGAACCCCCGTGGTATTGGGGTTGAGCCTGGTCGGTTACGGCGGTGACCGCTTCGACCGGCACGCCCAACAATGCGGCGATCTCCTGCGGCGGCTTACCCATGGCCTTCAGTTGGTTGACCTTCATCGGATCCACCTGTGGTTGGCCGAGCTGCACAGGCTGAACAGATTGCTGCTGGCCCTGCTGCGCGGGCGGGTTCCACGGGTCGGTTGGGGCCGGCTGATACCCCTGATTCGGGGCCTGTGCCGCCTGCTGTGCGGCGTACTGCTGCTGCGGGTAACTTTGCTGGGGCTGCTGCTGGAAGGGCTGCTGTGCGGGCTGCTGGGGCTGGCCCATGGCGAGATCGGCCGGCGACTGGTGTTCGATCACGTATTCGAACAGTTTCGGCGGCTGCGGCAGATTGCCCTGCGGCCCGTAGCCGGTGAACGTGGCCGTGAACCGGTCGCCCGGTTTGACCTCACCGGCCTTCTTCAAACCGGCGTTGTGCAATGCCTGCAGCCATGCGCGGCGCTGCACGCCCCACCCCTTGATATAGACGGTGCGGCGTCCGTCATCATCCTCCACGTTCGGGTCGATGATGCCGGTGTCGATGGTGACCAATACCTGCAGGCGAGGCGAGCCGTCGTTCCAGAACGCCGGCTGCTTGGTCTGGAAGTCACGCACCTGGTTCGCGGTCACGTTCTCGATGATGCCGGTCACCCTCGTGCCCGGCATGCTGTCCTTCGTGAACGCGGACTTGCCGGACTGCGAGTCGATCTGGTTGAGCATCTGCTCCGCGCTCATCTTCGGAGCCATCGGAGCCGGCTGATAGCCGCCATACTGCTGCTGGCTGTAAGCCTGCTGTTGCGGATATCCCTGCTGGGGATAGCCGTACTGTTGCTGTGGTTGTTGACCGAACATTGTGTTTCCTTTCGTTATTCGGTGAACTGGTATTCGGATTCGATTAGGGGGATGAGTTGGAGCCATTTGTCGGGCACGTCCGGCCACGGCTTCTCGTCGAACTCGGGAAGCGCGCTCATATCCGGCCACACGCGCCCCTTGCATGAGAAGCACTTGTCGGGGCCCGCCGCTGGCAGTTGCTTTATCCAGCTGTCGCGCACGTCCACGCCGTCGGACTGCTCGATGATGTCCATGAGGTTGACGAGCAGCTGGGCCCGGGCCAACGCCCATTTGCCGGGCTTCGCGTCGAACCTGGTCTCCCATGGCAATGCGTCACCCAGACTGGTCTTGTTGCGAGGCAGGAAATAGATGCAATTGCGCTCCACCCGTTCGCCCTCGTTCTGCAGGCCCATGCCGTAGAGTGAGGCCTGTACCCGGTACTGTTGCGAGGGGCCGTGGGCCTTGACCTTGGTGACGGTCGTGTTGCCGACTATCTTCCAGTCGATGGTGCTGCGGTTTTTGCGGTCCCAGAGGTCGATGCTGCCGGTCACGTCGTAGCCGCCGTGCAAACCCTGCAACCGGCCTACGGTGACCCGGTACTCCGGGCGCCACCGTTCCGCGAGACAGTGCACGTTGTCCTCGCTCGTGTACGGGAACTGGGCCGCCGGCTCCCCGTTCAGCTCTCGGAACATGGTCTCGAAATGCGCGTGGACGCATGTGCCGATGAACGGCAGCCAGCCCGGGGAGCGACGCTCCGGCCAGCCCGCCAGTTTGGCGGCGAGGCAGTGCACGCAGTCCGTGCCCAGTTCGCTGGGGCCTATCTCACGCTGCAGTTCGCGTGGAGCGTTCTGGATGTCGTTCTCGATGAGCTGGCGAATCTCCGCCCACAACCGCGGCTCCTCCATCGTGCCGATTTTGGTCTTCGGCGTGACGGGCGGCTTGCCCATATCGGGTGCCGTTTGGGTCATGGGCGGCACGTCGACCGGTATCGCGTCACCCTGCTGTTGGGCTTGTGCGACGGCGAGAATGGCGTCATTCATGCTCATGGTTCTTCACCTCCTTCAAAAACTCGTTGATCTGTTTCTTGATGTCCGTGAGTGCGGTCCGGCTGAGCCGTGTGATGGCCACCGCCTCGTCCGAATTGTCGAAGCGCAGCGTGTAGGTGCGGTCGCCGTCCTTCGCGATGGTTACCGGCATGCTGCCGAAGGCCATCGAATGCACGGGGAAGCCGGTCTTGCCTTGCGTCTCCAGTTCGCGTATGGCCTTGTGGATGCGTCTGGCGACGGTGAGGCCCAGCTCGTCGAGCCGTTCGGAGCGGATGACGTACAGGTCGTCGGTCAGCTCGTTGCCGTCCTCGTCGTGCAGGTCGTAGTCGGCGATAACGCTTTCCACGATCTGGGCGATGCCCAGGCTGGACAGTTCTGCGTTCATGAGACCACCACCGTCGGCTTGCCGCTCATCGCGTAATCGGCCACCGCGTCCGCCGACAGCAGCTTCTCCAACTGGCTGAGCGGCCGCGGCCGCAACTGGTAGGCTCCGGGATACTTGGTGGCCGGGTAGGCTTTTTCGAACGTGCCGGCGTTGATGCGGCGCGCGCCCGGCTTCACCTGCACTTTCAGGTTGCCGGCCTGGTAGGTGCCGGCCGGATGCGAGTCGAGGATACGGGCCTTCAGCTCGTCGACCTCCTCCTGACGGGACGCGATCTCGGCCTGCAGTTCGACGATGCGCGCCGCCTGCGCGGCGAACAATCCTTGGCGCAATTCCCCGTCCGGGTTCACGGCCTCCGTGGTTTCAATGGTTGACGTGTCATTCGCAGTCATTTGATGTGCCTTTCACGATGATTTGGGCGTAGGTGGGATACCACGCCGTCTGATGCTTGGTCTGGTTCGTGTGCCGGTTGCAGCAGGTGACCGCCTCGTCCAGTCCGGTGGGCTTGCCGAGCGGCCCGCATGTCCTGCAACGCGGCATCCAAAGACGCCGGTCAGGCATCATGCCTGTCCTCGGAGGTGAGTCGCAGTCCGGCTATGACCTCCGCCGAAGCGTCCGGGTTGCGCAGCAGCTTCGATATGGCCGCGCCTTCCTTGACGGTCAGTTGGGCGATGGCGATGGCCGACGTGACGGCCGTATGCTGCTCGTTGGTGAGTATGATCTTGTCGGACAGCAACAGTTTGGTGGCCTTGTCGATGAACGTGGATGCGGCGTTCGTGATCCCGTTCGCGGTCGGCACCAGGGCCGCCAGTTCGAAGCTCAGGTCCTCGTCGGATACGAGCGCCTGTTGCACCATGCGTGGCTCGTTGATCGGCTTGCTCATGATTGTTCTCCTTGCTTGTTCGGCTCCCATTCCGGGAGCGGCTTGATACGGATAGAGAGGTGCGGCTCGTACTCGTGCCCGCAACACGTGTAGGGGTCGCCGCTCTTGCGCTTCCGGTAGCGGCCCTTCGACCCGTAGACCCATAGGTCGGGCATCCGCTTGCTGGCGTGGGATTCGACGACCTGCGCGTCATCCACGTAGGCGACGCCGTTCAATGAATCCAAAACCAGCTTCAGCAGGTTGTCGAGGTCGGGCCGACCCCTATGGCTCATCCAGAACTCCGCCTCCAAGCGCACGGGGCATTGGAACGGTTTCGCCTGCGGGTATTTCAACCGGAATTCCGCGAACAGGCGTTCCTCCGCCCTGACGGTGCGTTTCGGAGTGATCGCATGCCCGTTGTAGACGCGGGGCCTGCCCTTCGGCACCGGGTCGCCCGGCAAGCAGAGCGTGAACTCACTTGGCTGTTCCATCGCCGCCCCACTTCAACAGGATTCCCACGAACACGAGCGGCAATACGACCGCCAATGCGAGCGAGCCGGTTATCATCCACTGCGGCGTACCCACCGGACTTGGGATGCGACTATGCGTGCCGGCGAAACCGACCAGCCAACCCTCGAAGAACGTGAGAGCCAGTAATACGGCCGATTTCTGCCCGTCCGTTAACCTCGGCCGGGGTCGGCGCATGCGCCGCTTTTTGCGTAACGCTTCGATGCTCATTTCGCGGCCCTCGACTTCTCCATGGTCACGATGCCGGCCAGATCCACCACGTCGGTTTCGACCTGCAACACCTTGCGCATGATCTTCAGGTCGCCCTGCATGTAGGCGTCATAGCCGATCTGATGCGCCACGTCGAACAGGTCGCCCAGCATGTCCGCATACCGCTGCCACTTGTCCGCCTCGGACTGGGGCTCGGGCTTGCGGGGCTCCCCGTCCAAATCCTTCTCCAATTCGACCTCCGTATCATTCAGGAGCTGCTCCATGAGCTCCTGCAGCGACATGTCCTTCGGAACCTCGACGCCGATGGCGTGGATTCCGCTAACCTTGTTGTTTGACATCACTGATTTCCTTTCTGAATCTGATTGGTGATGTTGGGTGTCGGCGCAATACCTTGGACAGTGCAACGCCGACACCGCTTTCCTTTTTTCTCCCGGCATTGAGGCCGGGAGAACCCTTACTTGCCGTAGACCAGCTCCCTGCGGGTGATCGCGCACCTGTTGTTCCGGTAGTCGATGACCTCGCGTGGATCCCACACCAGCCGACGGCCGATACGCTTCGGGGCCGGCGGGTATTTCCCGCCCCACCGGTCGTAGCAAGACCAGATGTAAAGAGTGCCCTTCGAAAGATTCAGGAACTCCGCCACCTTGCCGATAGGCCAGCCGTCCTGTGCTTCTATCTGCTTGGACATGACTCACCACGCTTCTTGGCGAGCAGGCCGCGCCAGTCCACGGTCGACGCCCACTCGAATACCCGCAGGTAGTCCGCAAAAAAAAACGCGGAGAACATCGATGGAATCCAGATAGGAGTGCAATACGTCCTTCGCTTCCTTCAGGTCACCGAACGTCCATTCGCTCCAATCGGGATAGAACGAACCGGTCACCCCGTCGAACGTGGAATACGTCAGGTCGAACCACAAGTCGAACATAGGAACCTTCGCTTTGAACACCGTCAGGAACAGGTCGGCCTCATCGTTCGGATCACATACCAATTCCATGGGGAAGGAATGTCTGTAAGAGTCCGACACGATAGGGTGGGTGAGAGATAGACGAAGATTTTTCTCAGGGAGAGCGCCGGCCATCACGCACCCGCTTTCTGACTGAGCTCATCCCATGCCCGGTCAAACAAGGGGCGATCTTCTTCCGTGTAGGCGTAGACCTGAATGATGCGACCGTTCGGCAGTGTCAGATCAGCGCGTTGTGGGTCTCGATCGTTTCGCTCTCGATATGCGGCCTTGAGCTTCTTGCCGAATGTGCCACTCTTCGATCGCAGCTGCTTGGCGCTCAGATTCTTCTCCCGTAGATAGTCCTGTGTGTACAGGGGACGGGTCTTCGGGTCGAGCTCAGGTAGTTCCCCCAATTCCCGTGCGATCACGATGCGCGTCTTCGCTTCGAGGAAATCCGGGTGGACGATGCCCTGCGAAGCCTTCAACAGTTCGACTTGCATCATGCGCTCATGGTGAGCCGCCTCAAGCAGGTGTTGCGGACGCTGCACCTCGTATCTGCCGGTGCGCATTACGGTCGGCACTAGTTCGTGGTTCACCCAACGCTGGAACCGGATGACCATGTTGCGCGTGGCCTCGTCCTTGACTGCGCCGGGGCGGCGATTGTTCAAGGCGTGGATCAGGCCGGGCAGCGTGATGACGCTCATTTCTTGTTCTCCTCCAAGGGTGGGCACAATGTGCTTACCCTTTTCATCGGAGTCAAGATTGCGCAACATGTCCTTCGCGCTCTCGTATGCGAGTTTCTTCGCGATGGGGCTGGCGACGAACACCGGCTCGTCGGTGTTGCAGTCCAGTGCGGTGACCTCCGTATCTTCGAAACGAAGGGTCTGCAATGCGTTGCTCATTTGAGACCACCGTCCTCTGCTTCCACGGTTTCTACCTGTTCAATGCTTTCGATGTTGTTGAATGGAACGATTGTCGTAAGGGGTCCATCGGAGGAAGACCCGTCTTTGCTGAGCCATTGGACTTCGTAGAACGCGAAGCCGACGCCGGGGAGGACATCCACGTCAGCTGCGAACAGCTGACGGTGCCCCTTGAACCCGGTCTTGAGCAAGGTTGCTACGCAGGGGAAGTCGTCGCTCCACCATGAGGGGAGGTCGAGGGTTTCGATTTCCTTGTTGTCGGTTAGAATGGTGTTGTTCATTTGAACCTTCTTTCATTTGATCTCGGCATCCGTAGCGGCGGATGCCTTTTCTTTTGCCTGGGTGGATTCGATGGCCTCGGCGAGAACCTGAGCCGGATTCGCGTTAAGAGCGAAGGCGGTTTTGATGAACTCGCTTAGGGACATGTCGTCCGACTTGAGGTGTTTGCCTACGGTCATCCGGTTGAGGCCGACCTTGGAGGCGATATGCGTCTTCGGCACCTCATCGAGCAAGGCTTTTACTCGGAGGCTCTTCACGGCCGAAGCAGCTGCGTTGTTGGCTGATGCAATCATGGTTTGTATATTGGCACCTGCCAACAAATAAAGTCAAACGCTTCGGCGTGTTGTCATGTGACAACAGTTCTTATGCGCGTTTCTAGCTGCTGTCAGGTGATAACATTTGCACATGGCAACAAAGATTGAATGGGATATTTTCGACTACGCGGCAAGAGACGTATTGTCTGGTTTGCTGGATGAATTGGGCGCTTCGTACCGCGAAATGGAAAACCTTACCCAAGGTGAAGTAACTTATAGCCGTATTCGGGATATAAAAATGGGCAATAAAGCACCAGTCCGACTGTCTGAGTTCATCAGGCTTAGCGCAATAAGTCACTGTCTTCCAGTACAAGCACTCAATATGGTGCTTGACCGTGTCAGCGAACTCGAAAACGAAGAATATATGTCCATGACACAGGAGGAGCGCGATTCCATTAATGAATTATTCGAAATGCTGAAGGCGCAGCAGTCTTCAGATATCTCTACTGATTCTATCGATCCGTCGACTCTTGATCTTGCCGCGAAGCATGGTGATATCGAGCGTGAGCAGGAAGCATACGAGGAAATGCCATGATCGACGTGGAGACCATCGCCCGTAAATGGGCCAACGTGTACGAGCTGGCGTTGCCGGCAGATCTTGAGGGCGGCTACGACGCGGCAAACAACCGCATACTCATCAGCGACCGGCTCACACCAATCCAACGCCGGTGCGTGCTCGCACATGAGATTAGTCATGCCCGTCACCACGACGTAGGATGCAAATGCGACTCCGCAACCGAGCGGAGAGCCGACATGGAGGCCGCACGCATGCTCGTCAACCAGCTCGAATATCAGTCCGCCGAGATTATCTTCGACGGCGACGAATGTGCCATAGCACGAGAACTCAACGTCATGCCCTGGATAATCCGGGCATACAAAAACTGGCTGCACGACAGCGTGGCTGCATAAAGAAGGAAGAGAACCATGGGATTCAGGATTCGCAAGAGCATAAGTCTCGGCAAGGGGTTGCGGTTGAACCTCGGCAAAAGCGGAGTAACAAGCGTGACCATGGGCAAGCGTGGCGCGCCGCACGTGACCGTAGGCAAAGGCGGCACACGGTTCGGCACCCCGATAATCCCCGGCACCGGCATCAGCTACGAGACTAGGCTCGACAAGCCGTCAAAGAAGGCGAGAAGAAAGAACACGACGATGGGCAGCCAAAAGGAACCGGCATACACCCCGTCAACGTTCCCAACCCCAACGCAGCAGCTGCCCACCACGTCGGAACAGCCGATGGAGATACTGGCACCGACCGAAGTGCTGCAGCAGCCGCCAGCCACACCGACAACGCCTCCCCGAGACGGAGGGAATGGCGGAAGAAACGGACGACACGGTTCACACGGCGCGAAGAAACCATGGTACAAGCGCTGGTGGGGAATAACTATCATCGTTCTGCTGACCATCGGCGTCATCGGCTACATATTCACACCGTCCAAGGCCATCCCCGACGTCGTGGGCCAGACAGTTTTCGAAGCCAAGATTGCCCTCGAAAAGGAAGGCTTCAAAACCATCACTGTCACGCCCGACACCAAAGGTAAAGACAGGAAATGGAAAGTCGAGGAACAGACGCCCGAAGCAGGGCAAAAGGAGAAGACCTCCACATCTATCACGCTCACAGTGAAGCGAGACACTTCTGACCTGCCGAACATAGCCAAAAAAGGCATGATGCTGGACAAGGCCATCACCGCTCTGACCGATGAAGGGTATGACGCCTCGGACTACAAGATCGAAAGCGACAGCGGCAAATCGGTCATTCTCTATTCGAACTGGGAGATTCTGTCAGCGAACAACGGCGTGATTCGAGTACACAACAAGGCCGCCGACGAAGAGGCGGCCAGAAAGGCGGAGGAAGAAAAGAAGAAAGCGGAGGAAGAAGCAGCTCAGAAAGCAGAGGAAGAGAAGAAAGCCGCCGAGGAACAGGCTCGGCAACAGGCGGAACAACAAGCACAGCAGCAGGCCGCCGCCGAGGAAGCCGCACGTCAGGCTCAACAGCAGGCCGAACAGCAGCAAGCACAGCAGCAACAACAGGCCAACACCTACTATCCGAACTGCACCGCCGCAAAGGCAGCAGGTGCGGCACCCCTCTACCGAGGTCAGCCGGGCTATTCGACGAAGCTCGATAGGGACGGAGACGGAGTAGCCTGCGAGAAATAAATTGTCCTGCCGGTGCTGCAACGCCGGCAGGACGGGAAACATCGACCAGCTTGCTTAATTGGAAAGGAGGATGCTTCGCCTCCCCATCATAGCCGATAGGCCTGGCGGAGCTATACCCAAAATGTCAGAAGAACGCGAGTGTGCTGCCGAAGTAGTTTCCGCGCTCCTGCGGGGTAAACTCCAGGGACAGCAGATGGTATTCCGGGTCGTCGGGATCCGGCCCCTCGTCCATGAATCCGAATCGTGTGAACAGGTCCATGCTGGGCTTGTTGCGCGGATCCACCTCGGTGAGCACGAGTGGCGTGCGGTTGAAACGCCAGGCATCGTCACGCAGGCGCACGATAACCGAGGAGAGCAGAGTGTCTCCGAGATGTGTGCCACGCACCTTCAAAGCGGTGGCGATATACGAGATCTGGTAGACGCCCTCATGCTCATCGGTCGTTTCCACGGCTACGCCGTATTCGCAGAAGCCGACCACGTCATCATGCAGGGGAATATCTCCGGATACGACAAGAAGCGTGCGCATGATCCCCTTCGGGGTCTTGCGCACGCTGAGGTCACGTATGTAGCGTTGCGGGTCCATCGCCCATTCGGGGCCTCCAGGTTCACAGCACAGGAACTGCCTGAGGGCCGTCTGATGGTCTCTGGAGCATTCGCGCTCAATGACGAGCTTCAGACCCATCGATGGTTTCCTTCCGGGCCTTTGCCCTGCGTTCCATGTAATGGCGGGCGCTGCGGGTCAGCTTCATCCATTTCTCGTCCACGGCGTTGCGTGGCTTGCCGTCCTCGGGCGGCACGTATGCCGGAATCGGCTTCACGCCGGTATCGGTCATGGTCATGGCCGTCTCCTTTCCGATTTTGGCGTAAAGAAAATATTTTATTAATTTCCCTGTTATCCGTCAAATCTCATTAAAACACATTAATACCAGTTAAAACACGTTAAAACCGAAAACAAGTATGAGCGAGTGAAAAAATCATGGCGAACATCACCAGATACAGGACGGCCAAAGGCGAAAACAGGTATCGAGTCCGCTATCGGAAACCCGACGGCACGCAAACCGACAAGAGGGGCTTCCGCCGCAAGATTGACGCGGAGACGTGGGCTGCGGAACACGTCACCATAGCCAAGGCCACCGGCAGCTACATCGACCCGGAAGGCGGCAAACAACGCATAGGCACGCTGCATGACCAGTGGATTGCCGAAAAGAAGCCGTTTTGGAAGGCGACTTCGGGTTCCAACATGGACAGCGCATGGAAATGCCACTGCGAGGCCAAATGGGCAGAACGGCAGATAGGCAGCATCACACACGCCGAAGTCCAGGCATGGGTCGGAAGCATAATCGATAAGTCCGGCGCACCATCCGTCAGCCGCCCATACCAGATCATGCAGGGCATATGCAGCATGGCTGTGCGGGACAAGCTCATCTCCTCCAACCCGTGCGACGGCATCGAACTGCCGAGACTCCCCAAACGCAAGGATCGCCGCATCTACCTGACCATTACCAGACTGCTGGCACTCGCCAACGAAGCGTCGAACTGCCGGAAGCTGGGAGAGGAGCGCCGGGCGCTCATACTGCTATTGGGCTTCTGCGGGCTGAGATGGGGCGAAGCGGCCGGATTACAAAGACGCGATCTCGACTTCGACGCCGGCATACTGCACGTGCGCCGCAACCTCGTATACGTCAACGCCAAATGGGCCGAGGGCACCCCGAAGAACCACGAACGCCGTGACGTGCCCATGCCCCGCATAGTCATGGACGCGCTCAAACCGATATGCGAGCAACGCGAACACGAGGAGCGCGTGTTCCGTGACGTGCGTGGAGGCCCTATCCGCAAGCAGAGCCTCGCCCGCGAGACGGGATGGTGGACGCACACGCTCACCCGTCTGGGCTGGAAGCGGGACGATTGGCCGGTGCCTCACGACCTGCGTCACACCGCCGCCTCGTTGGCCGTGCATGCGGGTGCGAACGTCAAGGCCCTGCAGAGGATGCTGGGCCACAAGAACGCGAGCATGACGTTGGACGTGTACGCGGATCTGTTCGACAGCGACCTTATGGACGTGGCCCGTCTGCTCGATGCCGCCGTGCAGGTGGAGACGGGCGTGGAAGAATGTGGGCAAAATGTGGGCAAAAACGTTTTGAAGCCCGTCTGAAACCCTTAAAAACGTTGGAATCACGCCATTCCTGCGAATGGTGGTTTCTTCAGCAAGTTGAAGGACGCGCTGAGCTGAGAACGGGTTGGAAAATGGCCGCTTTGCCTTGCGGGAGTAGGGCTGAGCGGCTTTTTTCGTTTTAACCAGTTTTAACGGTTTTTAACCTGTTTTTACGGAAAATGTGGGCAAAATGTGGGCAGAAATTGAGCCCGCGAAGCCCTCTGCCACAACGCGAAATCGGCCCCGTCCGGCAGCAGTCAAGCTCTGTGCGAGCTGTCTGCGATGCCGGGCGGGGCCGAACTATGTGTGGTCATGCGGCGCGGTCGAGGCGTTGTTTGATGGCGCTGACGCCGATGAGCGCGCCGGCGAGGATGCCGAGCGCGTTGAGCGTGATAACTATCGCGTCCACGTGAGGCCAGCCCCATGCGGGGCCGACCGTGTTGACGAACAGGGCGAGTGCGGGCAGGACGATGAGGCCCAGCCATTTGAGGATGTCGTAGACGCGGCTGGGGATGAGCCAGTCGGGCACGTCATGGGTGACGTCGGCCGTCTCGGGCCAGTCGCTCACATCGACGCCGGGAAGCGTTTCGCCGGTGTCGGTCGTGTTTTTGCTGTCGGTCATATTTGCTCCGATCAATAAGGGATGATGATGGGGTGATGCCGTCACCCGGTCAAGCGGATGGCGGCATCTGTTGAGTCTCAGCGGCAGGTCACCACGTCACCGGGATAGTAGACGTTGATGTTGCCGGAGGGTACCGTGCATTGGCTGACGTTGTAGCCGTGGGAGGTGGCGAACTCCCACACGGTGTCGCCCCATTGAAGAACCTTGGAGACTCCGTGGGACGGCGCGGTTGTGGTGGAACCGCCGCCGTAGGTTACGACATCGCCCACGTAGTAGCGGTTGATATCACCGGAAGGCGTGTGCCATGCGGACAACGGCCATGCGTTGTGGGCTACGGCGAGTCCCCAGATGGTTTCTCCCCACTGCATGACGTGGCTGATGCCACCCGTGCTGGGAGTGGCCGGGGGAGTGTTCGGCTGTGCGGGCGCGGCCGGTGTGGCCGGTGGCGTGGAGCCGCCGGTCGGGTTGGCGTACAAATCCCACTGCCAGCCGTCGCCACGGAAGATGTTGAGGTCGATGGGACTCCACGTGTTGACCACGCCGGTGCCACTGTACTGTCGCATGGCCTCGCCGTATGCGCCTATCATCCACGGGTTGGCCTGGTAGCCGGTCGGGCTCATGTTCGCGTATTGCGCGATCCACAAACCGTAGTTGGCGCGGATGTCGCCGGGGATGGTGCCGGCCACGGGGCCGGTGTAGAGCAGCGGCTTGACGCCGCCCGAGAGCCGTTCGCATTCCGCCATGAAGCGGCGTACCCAGTCCCAGTTGCCCCACGCCGGATTATCGTCCATCTCCCAGTCGAGCGCCACGATGCCGTGACGCCAATAGTTGCTGGTGTTGCGGTAGAAGAATTGGGCCTCGCCCTCGGGCGAACCGCCCATGGCGTAATGGTAGAGGCCGAATTTCTTGCCGGATGCCTGCGCCTGGGCGATCATGCGGTTGGCGTCCGTGTTGACGCCGGACACCAAGCAGTTGTTGTTGACTTGCCCGGTGCCCCATGTGGTGCCGACCACGATAAAATCGGCCTGCATGTTGTACACGTCCGCGCCGCACTGCCAGTTGCTCATGTCCACGCCCTGCATGTCCGCGTGCGCGGTCGCCGGGAGCAGCATCATACAGACGGCGGCGGCTAGTGCCGTGCCCTTGGCGAGCAGCCGCTTATACCACGGTTTCGGCTTGTCCTTGTTGTTGACCATGTTTTCTCCTCTCTGTGGGATGGATATTGTTTGTTTGTGGCCCACGGTCGTGGGCCGGGATTGTCACGGCCCACTCGGGGCCGTCAATGGAAAAGCCCCACACGGTATGGTGTGGGGCTAGAATCAGTCGATCTTGTACAGGCGGGGAGTGAACGTCTTATCGACCTCGCCCGTGGTGTTGACGAATATATTGAGGCGCAGCGTCCCGGCCTTCAAGGGGCGCGGCCCATAGCCCTTAGGTTCGAACGCGATTGTCTGTCCGCTGCCGTCATCGGGGGTGAGAGTGGACTGGATGCCAATCAACCATGAGATGCTGTCATACGGCCAGTCGGAGGCGTCCAGCGTGTACGTGCCCGCGTCCACATGGACGGAACATGTCAGGCTATCCCACGAGTCAACCTTTTGTGTGGTGGAGCCTTTGAACCGGTACGTGCCCGGCGATGGTTCCGTGACCATAACACCCGGGTCGGTGCCTAATGTTTTAGGCAGTCCGGTGACACGCGGATACAGGTTCGCTAATTCACCACCCCCCCCCCTAAGGCTCGTGTTGTCGGGTCGCATCCACTCGTGCGCGGTGTCGCCGGATTCGAGCTGGACTCGGAGGTCGCCGTCCTTCGCGGTGGGCGTGGCCTCGTTGGAGAGGATTTCGAAGCGCAGGCTGACGGTGCCGGCAGGGATTGCAACGGCATTGCCGCCCGAGATGACCTGACCTTCTAGCTGGTGTCCTTTGGCGTCGAGGAATTTGACGCTGGTGGACAACCCGGCGATAAAGGTGGGGCTGCGCAATATCACGGTGCCCTGTACCGGGCATGGGAACGTCCACGCCAAGCCCGCCCACTGCCGTGCGGCGGCACCGGTGACGTGCAGCGAACCGTCAGTGTTGACGGTGGCGGTCAACCCGTTGCCCTCGGCGGGACCGTAGGACAGCAGGTTACGCGACAATACGGTAATCGGCACGGTTTTCGTAATCTTGCCGGCGGTCAGTTTCAGACTCGTGGACCCCGGTTTGATACCGGTTATTGATAGTGCGCCCATATTGGGGCCTCCTTTTATGGTGAAGGCCCCAATATCGGGGCCTTAGTTGAGTTTCCTGAGAATTGGGGTGATGGTTGCGTCCACGGTCCTGCCGGGCGAGACACTGACGAGCATCTGGTAGTCGCCCGCCGGGAGCGTCGCCTTGACCGTGCCATGCGAGAACAGGTCGATCCTGCCGTCCGTGGATTTGAGCTCGCAGAACAGGCCGACACCGTCGACGAGCGTGTGTTCGAGCGTGTACTCGCCGGCCGGCAGGTCCTGGGTGACGAGGATGGTCGCCCAGTCGGTCGCTGTGCCCCTCGCGTGTACCATGCCGTCGCCGGCCGCGGTGAACGTGATTCCGTTGCGCGTGGCGGGCAGGGTGGGCAGCACCCATTTGTTTCCCCATACACTGACCGTGATGGTCTTTACGATGCTGCCTGCGGTGATGGTGATGGAGGTGTCGCCCTCCTTGAGGGCGCGGACACTAGCCCCCCCCCTAAACGCTGTTGTTGTTGGCATGATATTGCCCCTTACTGTTGTCTGACTGATGCGAGACTCACATCCTTGATGGATGCCGTATACTCCTGCGGCGCGTAATCCGGCAGGATGTTGACGTTCAGGCTGGCGGTTTCGCCCACCCTCAATGTCAACGATTCCGGCGACACGGTGATGCCGGTCGGTTTCGCGTCGCCAACCACGGCGATATCCGGCCTGGCGGCGCTGGCCGCGAACTCCTGCGATGCCGCATCGGGCAGGATCGTCACCTTGAGGTTCTTGCTCTCGCCGACGCGCAGGGTGATGTTGTCGATGGGTTTGCCGGAATCGTCCGTGACCTTGATGGACTCGGGCGCGTAGGCGGAGGCGATCGACGCGGCGGCGCTGGTGAAACCGTTGACAGTGGCCGTGACGAGAATCGTGCCGCCATGCCTCCACGTGAGCGTGTTGCCCGAAACCGTGGCGGTGGAAGTGTCCCGGCTCGCGAATGTCACGTCATTGGTGGTGAGCAGATCGCCAACATGACCGTCCGCATACGTGGCTTTCGCCCCCAGTTTCAGGGTGCCGGATACGGCCAGAGACTTGGGCAACGGCTTGCCCTTATCATCCGTGATATTGACGGAGACGACCGTGTCCCTGTCGAGGGGCCACACGAGCTTGCCATTGAACATGGCGTTGTACGTGTGGCCTCTCATCAACGGTTTGCCGACACGTTTGCCGGCGTATAGGGCTGGCATGGTCAGGCCTCCTTCACGGTAACCTTCTTGGCCTTGGCTTTCACGGCCTTGGCTGCGGGCTCCTCCGACACGGTTCCGGTCGGCGTTTCCCCGGTGGAGTCCTTGCCGGTTTCCTCCGTGGTGCCTTCAGGGGTGCCGGCGGAAGGCAGTTCGGCGGAAGCGCTCTCGGCCTTGTCCTTGACCGCCTGCACCGTCGAATCGATGGTGGCGATGGCCGTCTCGCCCTTCGCCGCGACCATGGAAGCGGTGTCGGCCACGGTCTGCGAATCGTTGGCGACGGAAGCCGCCGCCATACTGGCGTTCGACGCGAGACTGCTCAGGTCGGACTGGGTGGCGGTCGCGGAATCCGCGGAGGACCGGGCGCTCAGCATGGCGCTCTTCGCCAGCATGGCGTTCGTTTGAGCTTCGGCCGTGATGGACTCCAGCGTGCTCAAGGCCGCAGCGGCCTTCGCGGTCGTGGCGGTCTCGTTGAAGAACACCAGCACGTCCGGGTATTGCGCGGAAAGCGTCTCCGCCTCCGACTGGGTGGAAGCGTGGCGAACCTTCAACAGTTGGGAGCCTGTCATGTCCTTCGGTACGAACGTGGCGGCGTCAACCTCCACAAGGTCCGCGTATTCGACCACGTGGGTGGAGTTCGGCACTTCGACGTAACGCGTGTACGCCTGCGGCGAATCAGCCAACTCCACGACCTGCCACACAAACGCAGGAGTCGTAGGCAGCAGGTCAACCGTCAGCTCACCCGTTTCGGACAGATTCGCGTCGAACGAGGCCGCGATAATAAGATTCTTCGCCGCGTCGAAATGACGACGCACCGGGCGGAACCGCAGCGTACCGGTCACAGGGTCCAAGCCGCCCGTCTTCGGCTTCCTAATGGAAATATGGATTTGGGTCATTACTATTCCTCCTTATTGGATTCGATTGTTTCGGGGGCTACGTCCGGGCGAAGCTCGTCCGGCAATGATGGCTTGGGATGACGTTTCAAATTGTTGACCATGTTTCCCTTTTCTCTGGGATGGATATTGTTTGTGGCCCACGGTCGTGGGTCAGGACTGTCGTGGCGCTATCGGCGCGGATTGGATGTCATTGTTGAGCGATGTCCCGTGGCCGTTGCCGCCCAGGCTGTGATAGCTGTCGTAGAGGCGTTGGGAGCGTGATTTGAGGTCCTCGTCCGCCACTCCGTCGTGCTCGATGACCATTTCGCGGCGCAGGTCCTCCAACTGGCACAGCAGGAGCTCGCGCAGCCCGTTGACCATGGCTTTGCCCCATCGCCACATCAGGCCCAAAACCGTGGCCACGCCGCCACAGATAAAAGGCACGAGCCAATCGACGATGTGAGCGAGCAAAGACATTGGAAAGCTCCTTTACGGTGGGAAAACCCACACGTTCGTCCCCGTTGGATAGGCCAACGGGCGTGTGGGTTTTCGGAGGTTGAAAATGCTGTTACGAGAGTTTTGGAACGGCCGGTTTTGGCCGTATTGCACGGCGAATCTGCGTGAGTCCACGTGTGTCGGCTACGAGTCCGCGTGGCGTCTGCACGTGGCCCCGAGGTTCGGCGCAATGCAGATGGAATCGATAAGCGTTGAATTGGTGGACAAGTGGCTCGTCGGGTTCGCCAGTTCGGGCGCGGCGCGCAAGGCATGGGCCGTACTACGCGCGATACTGAGGCGGGCTATCCGCTGGAATCTCTTGGACGTGGATATCACGAGACGCGATATCCAGTTGCCGGCCAAGCCGCATTACGAGCCGGTGATATTGGGCATCCGTCAGCAGCGATCGCTGTTGCAGGGCTTTTACGACCATCCGCTTGAGGCGTGGCTTATCTGCGCCGTCTCATGCGGCCTGCGCACCGAAGAGGGGTACGGTTTGGAGTGGAGTGACATTGATCTGCGCGCAGGCGTCCTGCATATCGAGCGCGGTTTGCAATGGGTGAGCGGCCATGAGGTCGTCGTGCCGCCGAAGACCGAATTGAGCCGTCGCACATTGCCGTTGCCGCGCTTCGCGGTCAAGCGTCTGCGCGAGCTCAAGCCGCGCGAGGGAGGGCGACTCATCGGTGCGCTCACCCCGCCACAGGTGGCACGCCAGTACAAGGGCTGGTGCAAGCGGTATAGCCTGCCGCACGTGCCCGCACGCAACCTGCGCCACTCGTGGGCGACGAACACGTTGGCGGCGGGAGCCGATATCGCCATCGTGAGCAAAATGCTCGGACACAGCGATATCAAAACCACGGCCCGCTACTACCTCAAGCCGGATATCGCGGCGTTGAGGGACGCGCAACGCCTCTGGGAGAGAGCCTTGATAGCCTGAACGGGATTCCCTAACCC